CACTGATCGATTTCCGATCCTATTACAGGAAAGGTTATTGGCTCAGTGGACATCCGACGATCAAGCGAGTGCGTGGAGAGAGATTATAACCGATTATGAGTTCGACTCTCCGGTTGGTCCAGTTAAGTATAACTGCGGTCAACCGATAGGGGCTCACTCATCTTGGGCTATATTCACTCTCTGCCATCACCTAGTCGTACAGGCTGCAGCGGATCGAGTAGGTTTACACCCATTCGACCGGTACAGTCTGTTAGGCGATGACATCGTTATCGCCGATGACTTAGTTGCTCGAGAATATGTTAATATTCTCGGAGAACTAGACGTCCCTATCTCTCCTACCAAGACTCATACATCTTCACAGATGTTTGAGTTTGCTAAGAGGTGGATAGTGGACGGGGTGGAGGTAACTCCTTTTCCTACTGCTGCATTAGTCGCAGTGGGGGTGAAATATCACCTCCTTTACGAACTACTGAAGCAGTGTGAGGAAAGGAACCTGTTTTCCACGTGTTTACGCGGCAACCCGGTCAAGTTGCTGAACCTCTGGAGAACTTACGGTTTGGTAGGGCGTAATGCCCAAACTCACCTTAAGAAATTCAGAGTTCTAACTATATTACCAACTGGTAAAGAATCTGTAGAGGAGAGAGGGATCGCCGCGAAGGCGATCGCTTCCTTGCTATCGATTCCCGTCAGCTGTAATCTCCGTCTAACCATGCTCTCAGAAATTCTGGGAGGGATGGCAGTCGCGGCATACAGCTTTCGTATAGCTAGAACAGCAGAGTCATGTATGAAGCGGTGTGTAACCTGGATAGATATATTCAGGAAACAAACTGCTATAAACATGAATCTAAGGTCGGATGACCAATCCGAGCTTCTCGACTTCTGGGAAAGAACAATTCCACCTATAGCTACCTTAAGCCGTAAGGCTGAGGCAGCTTTAGATTCAATTGGTCCAACCCAAATACCGGATAAGACTCAAATTTGGGACAGAGTAAATCTGACCAAAATTCTAGTCTTACCGGACGCGAGAGGTATTAACCCCTCACGATCGAGTCATCTCTATGCTGGTGCCAAGGCTACCATGGTCAAGGACCTTGAAATGACGTGGAAACGTCATCTTTTAGGTCTTAGACCTGGAGACTTAGTCCGCAGAGAGCCTAGGGAAAGAGTCACTAACGTGACTCGGGGCCCTAGAGCTAATCCAC